CATGGACAAAGTGGTTACGGCAGCGGACGCAAGCAACACAAACGTGCAGGAAATGATGGAGGGCGTCAGCAAAATCGGCGCAGCAGGACGCCTTTTTGCAGGCGGCGACAGCGAGCTGCTGGCATTTCTGGGCATGCTGGCGAATCTGAACATGAAAGGAACAACGGGCGGCATTAACGCCCGAAACATGATTATCAGCTTGCTTGCGCCGACGAAAAAAGCGGCAACGCTGATAAACTCGCTGGAAATCAGCGAGGAAGAGCTTGACGAGACGCTGGAAGGCATCGACCTAAAGAGCGCATCTGCCGCCATGGAAAAAATGGGGCTTGAGACGGTCGATGCAACCGGAAAAGTGCGTCCCATGGTCGATATTCTGACCGATCTGAAAAACGCGACGGACGGCATGGCCGACGACGAAAAGGCGAACGTGCTGTACAGCGTTTTTGGAAAACGGACATATCCGGCTGTCATGGGATTGATGGAACTGCTTGGCCAATACCCTGATCTGCTTGAAAAAATCGGTGCATCGGCAGGCGCGACGCAGCGGAAGGCCGAGACGCTGGAAAGCGGCATCGGCGGCAGTGCGCGCACACTGAAAAGCGCGTTTGAGGAATTAAAAATTTCCATTTCCGAAGTGTCGAGCGAAAAAGTCATGGAATGGATGAGCAGGGCGCGCAACTTTTTGCTGGACGCCTCGGATTGGCTCAATGGGCTTGATCCGGAGACGGTCAACACCTTCCTTGACACGGTTGTGAGCATTGCAGGAATGGGCGCAGGGCTATTCGTTGCTGGGAAAGGCATCAGGGTTTTTTCTGACGTTTTGAAAGCAGTATCAACACCGGGCGGTGCGATTGCCCTTGGCGCGGCGGCTCTGGTGACACTTGGCATTGCCATTGCCAGTGCGCAGGATGCGGCAGCAAGGGAAGACCTTGAAAAGCACTTCGGAACGCTCGAAATCGACAGCGAGAAGGTTTCTGCGTGGATCGGCTCGATGAGCAGTGCCTACGAAACCGCGGCTGAAAGCATCGGCAGTTACGGGGAAGCGGTGAAGGTGGCGGGCGAAAACTATGAGGGTTATGTTCAGCAGTTTTCGGGCGGCATCCTCGAAGCGTTTTTGACACAAACAACGCTCAACGAGCAGGATAAAGAGGCGTTGGGCAGTTATGTGAGTGCCATGGTGGATGAGGTGAAGAACGCCGCAGGACAGCAGGAAGTGCATCTGGGCGAAATCATCAAAATCACATACGACGGAGCGAACCGGGGCGACACAGAAAAGGCGAACGCATGGAACGAAGCCATCGACGGGCTTTTCGGCGCACTGGAAACGGACGCAAAAGAAGCCGGACAAAACCTGATGCAGGTCTATCTGGACGCGGCGAGGGATGGCGTCATCTACGCGGATGAAAAAGAGCTGATTGCCGAAGCACAGGCAAAGCTCAACAACGTCATGGCGCAGATTCAAAGCCTGAACGCAGATATAGACTGGAACACCATGCTTTCTCAGGCGATGGATCTAAGCTATGACAGCCTGCAAGAAGGTCTTACCATGATTGCCGAAGCCAAGCAAAAAAGCGATCAGGAGACGCAGGAAAACTTTTATCAGCTCATGGGCACGGAAAAAGCCTATGAAGACCGGAAATTGGCTATTCCGCAGGCTGTCCTTGACGCATACGGCATCGAGCAGGGCGATTATGCGGGATGGAAAGCCGGTATTGAAAGCGACGCGAACGAGCAAAAACTTGATAATAATCAACGCAGAGACAGGGGAAGCGCGCAAGTCGGCGATTATGCTTTTGATACCTATGTCAAGAATGAAAGCCGTGTCGATCTCGCCAGCATTGAATCTATTGCGCAGGGTGTCATCGACGGAACGGTAACGCTTGACGACGCCTTTGAACGGGCGGACGATATCATCGGCGACATGAATCAAGGCGACGCCAAGAAAGCGGCAAACGGGTTGGAAACGATCATGCAAACCATCAGCACCGCTCTTCCCTTTGACGAACTGGTGGCGCAAATCCAGCGGCAGAAGGAAACGCAGGGCGTGGTTTCTGACGAGCTGATGGAGCTTTACAAGGATTACCTGATGGTCGGCCTGTTCAACGGGCAGGTCATGGGCGGGTGGTTCTCAAAGGAAAGCCAGTTCGGTTTGAGCGCAGAGGCGGGAATACCGGACAGCAGCGCGGTTTACATGGGCGGCAGAGAAATCGGCAAGAAGAGCGATCTCGCCATTGGAACGACATCGCCGGAGGAGCTGAACCAGAAGGCCGCAGAGGCAGTAGGAACCGCGAAAGAGACCATCGAAGGCACTGTAGCGAACATGACAATCGGAGAAACGCCGTCGGGCGGGGAGATTGCCATCGGGGTTACGGGAGATGCGCAAGCCTATCTGGATGCAAACCCGGTCACGGTGCGCGTCAGCTACGACGAAGTGCTTGGAGCACCTGAAAAAAGAAACACCGAGACGAGCGGGACAAAACTGAAAAAGCATGCTCTGGGCGGTTACTCTGACCAACCGGCCATTTTCGGCGAAGCGGGCGGCGAATGGGCTATTCCGGAAAGGAAGACGGAGAGAACGCGCGCACTTCTGCGTCAGGCGGCAGCAGGAAGCGGATTTACGCCGAACGAGGTTTATCCCGAAAAGCGTGTAGAAAAAACAGCGATGAATTTCACTTTTGCGCCGACCATATACGCCGGAGATGCAGGCGGCGTTAAGGCGGCACTGGAAGGCGAGCACAGCGAAATGATGAGCCTGATTGAAGAATGGTGGAACGAAAAAATGAGAGAAAGAGAAAGGGTGAGTTTTGCATGATGACTTATTTGTGCAGCGCGAAGGAAACTTTTGATGAAATCGCGCTGAACCTATACGGCGACGAGCAATATGCAAGCGTTCTGCTTGAAGCCAACCCTCAGTTGGCGCACAAGATTATGATGGACGGGGGCGAGGTTATGCGCGCGCCGGAAATTACGACGGACAATGCGGCAGACACGCTCCCGCCGTGGAAGCGGGGCGCGTGACATGGCCGCACATATCGCATGGAACGGGCATCGCATCGGCGGGCTTGAAAAAGGGGCAATCGTTTCCTACAAGGATTTTTCGATTTCATTTTCGACAAAAACGAAGGCAAAGGACGGAAACGGCGTGCTCTATGTCGGTCGGCAGGGCTACAATGCGGCAGAGTGTCAAGTGACGCTGGATTTGCGTACATCGCTGGGGCAGGATGTGCCGGAAATTGTGGAGGCGTTCAAGCGGGACAACCGAAACGGCGAATGTGCGCATCTCTTTATAGGCGGAAAGGATTTTGGCTCGGATTTTTTGCTGACAGACGTCAGCGTGATCGACGCGAAATTTCTGCCCGTCACCGGCGCGATGATAAGCGCGGAGGTCAAACTGACATGGAAGGAAAGCGACGGAGCAGTTTACGACAATACATCCTCAACGCCGAGCGGGCCGGGAAAGGACAGCGCGAAAAAAAGCAAGGGAACCGGCTCGAAGTACCTGAAAAGCCGAAAGGACGCCGGCGCTTCGGCAGGAGGAACGGCGGGCGGCTCGACAGGGAAAAGCGGGAATCTGACCGGCGCGGTGGGCGGGTATAACACATCCGGCATCAGCAGCAGTGCGAAAAAGATCAACCCGCCTTGCCAATCCACAATCCGGGACAGCAAAAAGCGTCCGGGGAAAAACACGGTGAGTTCCAAATAAGGGGTAAACGAACATGACAACTATCAGCACTGCGGGAACGGCAATCGACACGGAAGCCGACGAATATGAACGGCGAACGATTGCCAACGCAAAAAATCTTCTCCGGCTCAGGAAGGGCGAAATCGCATATGACCGCATGCGCGGGATTGATCCCGCCATTTTTGATCTTACCCTTACGCAAGCCCAGAATGTTATTTTAGCCGAGGTGACGCGAGTGCTGGCATGGGAGCCGGATATCCGCGTGCTGGCGGCGCGGCTCCTGCCGGGCGGAGACGGGACGGACGGCAAGTTTGTGATCGAGGCCGACGTGGAGGTGGTAACGTGACTTATATCGAGCTGGATTTCGACGCACTCTACAATGAGGCGCTGCTGATCTATCGACAGAATGGGGGCGACGTGCTTTTTCCGGGGGACGAAAAGGAAATGCTGCTGCGAACCATCTTAGGCATTTTGCAGCAGGAACGCGCGAGCTTGAATGCGGCGATTGCGCAGGGGACGATTCGCGACGCGCAAGGAACGTATCTGGACATTCTGGGTGAAAACGTGGGAGTTGCACGGCAGAGCGAAACCCATGCGGTCAGCACACTCGGTATCACCATACAGCGAGGTGAAAAGGGCGTTACGATTGAAAAAGGGACGCTTTTTTCCTATAACGGACTGCTGACCTTTGAGACAACGCAGGTAGTCGGCGCGACGGCAGGCACAGGCCAGATGGAAATTACCGTGCCGATCATGTGCACAGCGGGCGGAACGGCGGGAAACGGACTTGAAAAGGGGATACCGCTTCAAGCGGTTGAGCCGCGCGCATGGCTGATCGCAAGCAAGTTGACTGAAACGACGCGGGGCGGCGCACAGGAAGAAGAGGACGAAGCCTACCGCAAGCGAATCATCGAAAGCAATTTCCGCAAAAATGCAACGGGAAGCCGAGCACAGTATAAGGCGGTAGCCATGTCGGTCAGTTCGTCGATCTTAGATGCAAGCCCAGTGGCTGACGAAAATTTTACCGACGGCGTCGGTCAGGAGTATGGCTTGAAGCCCGGACAGGTCTTGGTCAGCCTGATGTTTACAGAGAAGGTTTCGGAGCAGGACAAAAGCAAAATCCTTGAAGACGCATGGCAGGCACTCAGTGCAGACGAGAGCAGGCCGCTGACAGATACCATCGTCGTAAAAGAAGCGAAGAAAAAAACGTATCGACTGAAAATGAAGTATAAACTGCGGGACGATACGGAAGGTGAAAACCTGCTTCTGTCTGTCAACAAGGCCGCGAGTGCGTATCAGGCATGGCAGAGCGCGGCCATCGGGCGCGCGTTTGACCCATACAGGCTGACCAGCATGCTTTACAACGCGGGATGTAGCCGTGTGGACATCGACACGGACGCATCCAGCTTCGATGGCGGAGTAGCGACCTATACGCCGATTGACCGGGCAACCCGTATCGAGGGCACTGTGGAGTTGGAGGCGATTGTATGACAGAACTGTTGTACAGGCCGGAAAGCGAAGAAGAGCTGTACGCGCTTATGCCACGCTTTTTGAAAGAAGACAGAAATACGCGCGCGCTGATCGCGGCGGCCTGCCACATGGTTTTCAGGTTTCTGCAAGCGGTTGAGCACGCGATTGTTGAGTTGACGGACATTGATCGGATGAGCGAGGAAGCGCTCGACGAAAAGGCTTATTCACTCGGCATGCTATGGTACGACTATCAGGCGGACGTGCAGAAAAAACGGATGTGGATCGCCGAAACGGAGCAAATGCGCCGGAGCATCGGCACGATAGCGGCGATTGCCAGGTTGATGACCGGAGTATATGCCAACTGTAATGTCGAGGAATGGCCGGAATACGGAGGAGAGCCGTATCATTTCCGCGTCACGGTTTTTGGAAGCACAGACCACAAACAAGAAGAATGGGCAAGGAAAGCAATCGAGCACACGAAGAACCTGCGTAGCATTTTGGACGGATTTTACTACAGCAGCACTACGTCGGGTATTGTGCTTGAAGCTGAAAGCCGCGCCTATGAGGCGGGATATCGACGCACAGGCGAAGGCCAAGACGCGCTGATGGGCGCATAAAGACGGAGGCAGACATGATTGAAGCAAAAACGGCGGAAAAGACGGCTGCGTGGCTGGCTAGACGAATCGCCTATGCGCAGGTGCAGACCGTTCAGGGATGGGAGAACGCCGTCCGGCTGGCTTATGAGGTCAGGGAAAATCACATCACGCTTTTTGTGACCATCGGAAGCGAGACATTAGGCAAAAGCGACGTGACGGCACTCAGACTGATTGACACGGGCGGAGACGTTTGCTATATGCGGGAACTCGATCTGAAGCGCAGGGACGGGGCAGGCACCATATACCGAACGGATATTGTGGTCAGGGTGGAGGAAAAAGAGCATGTATAATCTTGTAGACTGGACAGACAGGGACGTTGAGCATCCGCGACGGTTTGCCATGACGGAAAACGGGGACGGAACGTACACCCTGACGCCACAGCCGGGCGAAATCCGAAGAGAAGGAACGGCTTACGACGCCGAACACATGAACAACCTTGAAACCGGCGTAGACGCGAGCGTTTTACTTGCGTCTTTTTTATTTTCGCTTTTCTCGACCGGCGCGGAAAACGTCGTCGTTTCCGTCGAGGCCAAAACACTTCCACCCGGAAGCGAGGCCACGGCCAGCCTGACGACGGACGCGGGCGGAGGCAGAAAGCTGACGCTCGGTGTTCCGCAGGGAATCCAAGGCGTTCAGGGAGTTCAAGGCATTCAGGGCGTCCAAGGCATTCCGGGAATTAAAGGCGACAAGGGAGATAAAGGCGACAAGGGCGA